GTTTGCCTGCTGTAGTTGCTCTGATTGTGCCTGCTGCATAGCCTGAATAGCCGCAGTATTCTGTGCTTCTTCTTGAGCTTTCGACAAAGCAAACTGGTCTGGAGTTCCTCCGAACTGTGCTGTTCGTACACCAAGGCGTCCTTGTCCGGCCAAACGCTCTTCTAACGCAAGACGTTGACGTTGTTCTTCAGGAGTTTGTAAGGCTCTTATGCGGTCGAATATTTCCTGCTCACGTCCAGCTCTAGGGGCTTGTGCTTGTTGATAAAACTGCTGCGCTCCTCCTAATAACTGTTGTTGCATCGCTTGTTCTTCAGGAGACACGCCCATAGTTGTAGTAAACTGGCCGGTAGTGGGGTCAAGCTTAGTCCCAAACTGCCCACCAGTAGACGTTGTTACTGTAAAAGGTTTAAACTGGGTTTGATCTAGACCTGCCTGAGCAATGTCTAAAGCCCCCGGAACCTCTCGTCCACGAACAGTTGTACCAACTAAGGCTTCTTCACCAACATCAGACAGCCTGTTATATTCTTCAGCGGTCAATAAACCGCCAATAGCGCCCGGTATAGCGACCTCTGGTTGAAGCAAATAATCTAAAATGCTCATTCTTTTCTCCTAGTTAAAGCAGCTTACCTATTAAGGCCATTACGTTAATCTCCTGTAGTGACAAAGCAAAGCCATCTATTTCAGATTCTAAGCCTACTTGTACACTTGTCCCATATCCTGTTGTGTTAAGTGACCTAGCGTTAGTTAGCTGACCACCTGTAAATTCTACTGTTGTATACTCACTTTCACCGTAAAACCCTGTTATCTGAGTGCCTACTGTAAACTCTGCTGTAGCGTATGTGGTATCAAAGTCATACGCCCACTTCATAAATACGACTGAGCTGTTAGCACCTACTAAGGTGGGCTTAAGCTTCTTAAGTATTTTAATTCTTGCGCTATCGCCAAAGGTTAAACTTGGACTGTAGTATTTAAATCTGTAACTAACACCGTTATCCCTGTAACCTGTGTATGTACTGATACCTGCTGTAGTGCCTACATACAATGTACCGTCATCAAGTCTTGTAAAGGATGTAAAATTAGTAGACGGCCAACGAGTAACACGGTATGATCCATTCTCTAATGTGCCTCGTACATCAAAACAGTACGTTACATCTTGACCTACAAAAGTAAGCAAGTAAAAACCTTCTTCTGGGCTGTAGACAGACCTAAAAAACTGAGTCTCGTTCTGTAACGCAGCAATAATATCTTTGGTAATGTTACCAGATAAACTGCTAATAGGCATTGACTTTTCTTGTATTGTTCTGCCAAAGCTCTTAAGACCGGTATGTGACAAGAACAATAAGTCAGTACCTGTATACTGCACAGTGTCTCTGTTGACACAACCAATACCTGCTACAGTGTCTGCTAACGTCATCTCAGCAGGAGAAGTAGCACCGTCGTAAACAATAATACTGTGCTTACCAAAGATAATTAAGGCGTTGTTGTGAGCCGCTAAAGCTACAATCTCATCATAGCCGTCAGGCCATACTTTAGAAATGTCAATGCTTCCACTAGAACCGCCTGACCAGTGTATACCATTCAATAAATCAGACCAATATATTGTAGACTTGTTAGTAGTAAAGTCTGCTGTCCAGAGCCTACCATAGGCCGCTAGGACTTCGTTACCGTATATAGCACTAGTAACGCCGCTAGAGTGCGTATGGTCACTCATGGCCTCTACAGCGCCAGAAGCGTTATCGTACACTAAAGGCTCAAAGCCTCTCTGGAACATATAGATACGGTCGTTAAAGTCTACAAGCTTCCAGTTGTCTGCGGTAATGCTATAGCCAGCAGGAGTCTCGTCAACTAACGTAACTGTACCACTAATGATCTTGTTGTTACCAACAGAGAAAACTTTAGTATTACCAGCGTCATCCCTAAACTCTTTAATAGCACGTAATGAATCAGTTCCTAATACAGTCTTGTTTGTAGTTACAACAGTGTGGCCCTTACGTGCAGCAATACGACCACGCTTGTCAATCACAGCGTTGTCTGCAATTTCCGCAAACGACGGGTCTTGAGCCAGCGGCGAGTCTTCGGTGTTAACACCTTTGAATGCTGGAGCTACAAGATTAATACTTTTAAGTTCTTGAGCCATATCAGATAGTCCTAAAGATCATCTCTTCTGGGTGTTTTGCTGCGTCAATAGCAACAGCGTCAGACAAAAACTTGTCAGCAATAGCAAAGTATTCAGCGGTAGAAGTGCCTCCTGTTTCTCCACGCTCACGAGCTAACAAAGCTATTGAAAGGTGTACTACAGGCATCGAAGGCACAAGCATAACATCTTCATTACTGCTTAGGTCAGCCTGTCTTTTAACAACATTAAAGCGAAGACTATATACACCGTCAGGCTTAGGACTAACAAGGACTTCAGTGTCTCCGTTAGCGTCTAGTCCGTTGTACGTGTAGTATAAAGGCGCACCTTCTGCTGCATTAAGTAAATAGATTTGCTCATTAAACCAGTCTTTAGTTTGGTAGTCCATAAAGCAATTCTTAGTGTCATTAAGAACAGACATTACTTTTACATTGTCACTGCTACCAGTCAGCGAATAACTATTGTCTGATGCAGCAGTAGTTACTACAATAGTGTCACGTAAAGCAGACCAATCAGTTGCTTCTTCTACTAACTTTTTAGCATCGTTAATAAAGTCGCCTACCATCTTAACGTAAGTCGTACCTGTAACGGATGTGGTTTCTTCTTCTCGAAGACGACGCAATACGCTATTCATTAAATTTAGATATGTCATGCTAGTTTCCTATTAGGATCGCTGGTAAACATGCCTTGGTTTATAGGTTGTATTTGTGGCGTAGTTGTTTGCCTATCAATCATCTGATTAATCTGTTGTAGTGCAGACGGTTGTTGTTTAACAGGAGCAGATCGTACAACCTGCTGTACTTGTCTTGGGCTTGCTTTTTCGTCAAAAGGAGTATACTTAAACTCTCTTTGGGCAGCAGCAATTTCTTGTGCAGTAGGTTGTTTAGCACCAAGGCCCAACAAGCCTAGTGTTGCTAACCCAAGTTGTTGCCCAAGTTGTCCAAATCCTGTTCCTATTTGCTCTCCTAAGCCACCAAAACCCTCCCCTAGTTCTCCTGTGATTGTTTCAGACAGCCCTTGAATGTTTTCGCCCAGTCCAGTACCAAGGCCGGTAATAGAATCTACTACTGTACCAACGTCAGTACCTAAACTTTCTGCAAGACCTGTTAGTCCTAAAAGAACATTTGTTTCTAGATCAGTAAGTTCCCCACCAAGCCCTGAACCTAAAGTAACAATAGCCGCTTCAATGTCGTCAGTTTGTACGTTTAACGCGTCAGCAAGGCTTTCAACACCCTCAGTTACTGCTGTAGTTACTCCGCCTACTGCTTCTTCAACACCAGTAAGTTGGTTACTAAGGCCAGTAATGTTTTCTGTAAGTCCAGTTTCAAGATCAGTAACAGAATTTACTACATCTTCAATGTTTAAACCTAAGTCGTCGGCTAAATCACCCAAGCCGGTTAAAACAGAGGTTTCAAAGCCAGTGAGATCTTCTCCAGTAGCAGTTCCAAGGTTTGAAATAGCAAGAATTAAAGCATCTGTTGAAAGACCTAAGTTTTCAGCAAGGTCGTCAATACCGCTTTGAACTCCTCCAATTCCTTCTCCAATTCCTGTAAGTTGATCGCCTAAACCTTCAATACCGTCAGCAACATCAGTAGTGAGGTCTGTTACTGACTCAATGACCCCGCTTATGTCTGTTCCAAATTCTTCCGAAATGTCGCCTAAACCCGCAAGAATGTTTGTTTGAAGTGTAGTAAGATTTTCTCCATCGGCCCCGCTAAGATTAGAAATAGCAGTAAGCAGACCGTCTGTAGAAAGCCCTAAGCTTTCTGCTAGATCATCAATGCCGCTTTGGACTCCAGCGATGTCTTTGGTAAGACCTTCAAACTCCCCGCTTAACTGTGTAGCTACCTGCTCTGCTGTAAGCCCTTCAGGAATACTATCTACAATTCTTTGTACGTCAGCAATAGTTGCCGAAGGTGGTATAGTTACAGCTCCTTCAATCTGAGCAAGCTGTGCTTCAGTAAACCCGTAGTTAGTTAAAATATTACGAACGTCATCGGGACTAGCAATTGACAAGTTGCCGATAGTTTCTTTAATTGTGTCTACAGCAGCGTCTAGATCCTCACCAACAACAACACCTTCTAAAGCAGTTGCTAAGTCGCTATTGCTAATGTTTTCAGGTAAGGCGTTAATTATCTGGTTGATTTGCGATTCGCTAAACTCAAACTCAGACAGCGCATCTCTTACGTCCTGTGGGCTTGCAATGGCTAAACCACCAAGCGTGTCCGTAAATAGCTTTTGTATTTCGCCTAACGACGGCCCTGCTTCAGGTATCTGCTCCGCTAGTCGATCTAGAGCAGTCTGAATCTGGTCCATAGAAGCAGTTGAAGGGAAGACAATACTGTCTTTAATTTGCTTAATCTGAGCTTCAGTGAATGTCTCAGGGAAAGCAAAGTTTTCAAAAGCTTCGTCCAGCATAGTTTGGAAGTCTGACTTAGTTGCAATGTTAGACTCCAACATTAAGTCAATAACTTCTTGTGCAGTAAGTTCTTCAGGCAGGTTATCCAGTTCTTGCCTAAGTTCTGCCAGAGTAACTGATTCAGGTATGTTTACGGCCTGACTTATCTGTTGTAGCTGTGCGTCAGTAAATCCATATTCACTTAACAGTGTTCGAATGTCTTCTGTGCTTGCTATCTTTAGATCACCAATTAGATCCGTAATAGTGTCTACTGCGGATTCTAAGTCTTCTCCTACCACTACGTCCTCTAAAGCAGTAGACAAGTCAGATCTGTTTAAACCTTCAGGGAGTGCGTTGATAATTTGAGCAAGCTGTGCTTCACTAAAGTTAAATTCAGCCAAAGCGTCTCTAACGTCTTCAGGACTTGCAACATTTAAATCGTCTAAAGCGGTATTAAACAAGGTACTCATTTCTTGCAAAGTAGGCGCTTCTGCTGGCATTTGTTCAGCAAGCCTGTCTAAAGCTTCCTGAACTTGAGCCATAGTAGCACCCTCAGGAATAACAATTGTTTCTCTTAGCTGTTCTACTTGAGCATCAGTAAAGGTGTCAGGGAATGGGAAGTTTTCAATAGCCTCCTCTAATAACGTACCCACGTCTCCTACTACGTCTTCTCTGAATTGCTCCATGTAAGTGCCGAAGTCTTCGTTGCTCATTAAATCTGCGTTGTTTAAAGCAGTAGCAATATCTTCAGGAGTAGAGTAACCGGCATTAGCAACAGCTTCAATAAAGTCTTCAGCGTCTCCATAAGGCAAGTTAGCCAAAGCAGTAGTAAGCTGTTCTGGGGTTAGTACGCCAGCCATAGCGTCAGTAAATTCTTCTGTGGTCAAAAGACCAGCATCAGACAATAAAGTAGAGACAGTCTCTTTAATCTGAGTAAGAGACACATCGTTAAGCTCTGGAAAGGCTTCT